TAAATGGGGTTGATCATGGTACTCAAGTAAATTCTTTAGTAGCATTAGCTCAAAACCGAACAGATTGCCTTGCAGTAATTGATTTAATAGGATATAACTCCTCAGTTAACCAAGTAACAACACAAGCTTCTTCATATGATACGTCATATGCCGCTGCTTATTGGCCATGGTTACAAACGATCGACGCGGTTACTGGACAAACAGTTTGGGCGCCAACTTCAACGTATATCCCCGCAGTATATGCATTTACAGACGCATCAGCTGACCCATGGTTCGCACCAGCAGGTTTAGTTAGAGGTGCTTTAGGAAGTGTAGTAAGAGCAGAAAGAAAATTAACATCTGGAAACAGAGATACATTATATGAAGCAAATGTTAACCCAATAGCTACATTCCCAGGAAGTGGAGTTGTAGTATTTGGACAGAAAACATTACAGAAAAGAGCAAGTGCTTTAGATAGAGTAAATGTACGTAGATTATTAATAGCACTAAAATCTTATATTGTACAAGTATCAGATGGTTTAGTATTTGAACAAAATACAAACTCAACAAGAAATAACTTCTTGGCACAAGTTAACCCATACTTAGAATCAGTACAACAAAGACAAGGATTATACGCGTTTAAAGTAGTAATGGATGCTTCCAATAATACACCAGACGTAATCGATAGAAATGAGCTAGTAGGCCAAATTTACTTACAACCAACTAAAACAGCGGAATTTGTAATTCTAGATTTCAACGTTTTACCAACTGGAGCAACATTTCCTGAATAAAAACAAAAGAATAGAATATTTATAATAAAATAAACAACAATGGCAGTATTAGACCCGAACGAAATATTTTATACAGCATTTGAACCAAAGCAACAAAATAGGTTTATCCTATATGTTGACGGGATTCCTTCATACCAAATAAAAGGTATGGGAGCTGTTTCATTAACCCAAGGTACAGTTCAATTAAACCATATTAACGTTGCAAGATACGTTAAAGGTAAAACACTTTGGAATACAATTCAAATGACGTTATTTGATCCAATTACACCATCAGGTGCGCAAGCATGTATGGAATGGGTTAGATTGCATCACGAATCAGTAACAGGTAGAGACGGATATAGTGATTTCTATAAGAAAGATTTAACTATGAACGTATTAGGACCTGTAGGTGATATCGTATCTGAATGGATTATCAAAGGTGCATTAATTACAGAAGCTAACTTCGGTGATTACAGTTGGGATAATGAAAGTGCTGCTGTAGAATTACAATTAACAGTACAACCAGATTACTGTATACTAAACTTCTAAAAAAGAAATTACCCCTCCTTTTTTTTTAAAATAGCTTGGCTTCGGTCAAGCTTTTTTTTATATTGTATATGTATAATAAACGTTATTAATTAAATAAAGTATATGAGCGAATTTAAATTCCCAACCGAAGAGGTAGAACTGCCATCAAAAGGCTTATTGTATCCAAAAGACCACCCCTTATCTAGTGGTAAAGTAGAAATAAAATACATGACTGCTAAAGAAGAAGATATTTTAACAAACCAATCATATATTAAAAAAGGAATTGTATTAGATAAATTACTACAATCTCTTATAGTTGATAAAAAAATCCAATATGATGATATTATTGTAGGGGATAAAAATGCATTGCTTATTGCGGCACGTATTTTAGGGTATGGTTCAACATACGAATTTGAATACAATGGTGAAAAACAATCAGTTGATTTATCTACATTAGAAAACGTAGAATTTAATGAAGATCTAATTAAAAAAGGAGTAAATGAGTTTGATTACGAACTTCCAAAAATAAAAGCTAATATATCATTTAAAATATTAAATGGTAAAGATGAAAGAACTATTGAAAGAGAACTTCAAGGACTTAAAAAGATTAACAAAGATGCTAATCCTGAAATGTCTACACGTTTAAAATATATCATAACAGCAATTGAGGGTAATCCCGATAAAAAATCTATCAGGGAGTTTGTAGATAATTATCTGCTCGCCCAGGATTCCAGGGCATTAAGAAACTATATTAAATTAGTTCAACCAGATGTTGATCTAACTTTTTTTCCCGACGGAAGTGATAATGACGCAATCCTCCCCATTGGACTTAACTTTTTTTGGCCTGACGCTCGATAATGCTCCTGGAGTTAGAGTAAATGTGTTTAATACAATACACGAAATTGTATTCAATGGTAAGGGTGGATATGATTGGAACACTGTGTATAACATGCCTATATGGCTACGTAAGTTTACTTTTAATAAACTAAAAAGTCATTATGATGAAGTTGAAGCAAATAGACAAAAAGCTAATAAAGGAAAAGGCACACAAATAGATTTAAATAATCCAACTAAATCCCAACCTCCAAAAAGTGTATCACCCCCCTCTTACGTTTCAAAAAGAACGCAAAAATAGGTTTTTCTAATATTTATAATAAAACAAACCTATAATGGCTGATAATAGTTTAGATCCTAAAAAATACCAACAGGTAGTTGAACTTCTTAAAGAAATAAGAAGAGGTTATGAATCTCTAGGCCAAGCTAATCCTTTTACAGGTCAAACAGCACGTGAGTTTATCGATGCTATGGGAGACGCCGATGATGCTATTATTACATTAGTTGATGGTGTAGATAAATTAGATAAGTCATTAGACGAGGTTGGAAAAAATGCAAAGGGTTACTATGAAACTTTAATAGGGTTAAATGGTGCAATAAAAAAGCAAAATGAGAGCCTTAACATTACTAAAAGAGCAACTAGCCAAATTCAAGGAATTGCTGAAAAGTTAAAAGACGATCAGGAGGGTATTAACAGACTAAACGCTAAAGAACTTGCCCAACTCCAGCAAAAATACAAATCTCAACTTTCTAACTTTCAAATAGCTAATAAAGAAATACTTTTAGGAAAAGATGGTCAAAAATTAAATGAAGCTAATCTAAAAAAACGTTTAGCATCATTATTAGTAGCAGAAAAAATTACTGAAGGTCATGCTGATATGATAATGGAGATGCAAGCTGAATCTTCAGTTTTAACTGACATAAATCAAAAATTAGCAGATAGAACAGAAAAAGAAAAGAAAGTTTCAGAGTATAATGAATTAACTAATAAAGCACTAGACTCAGCTGGTGGGTTAATGAAAAGTTTAGGATTTGGTAAATACGCTGATATGTTTAAGGACATAAGTAAAGAAGCTAATGAATTAACTGAAGAACTTTACGACCAACAACAAGCAGCTAATGATTTTAATACGGAATTAAAAAAAGCCCAGGCAAACGGTGAAAGAACAGGTGAAGAGCTTAAAGATTTAAAGAACCTAGGTTTAGAGGATGCTGACATTGAGGCAAAAGTTTTAGGAGATACACTTGTAAAGGGAGCTACAAAGTTTAAGAAGGAAATGTTAGCTGCTTTAGATGTAGCTATACTTAAGGGTTTAAAAGATGGAATTAAAAAGTTTGGGGCTGAAAGAGAAGATTTAGCTAAAACATTTGCCTTAGGGAGAGATGATGCTAATAATTTAAAATCTTCATTAAATGTAGCTGCTAATTCTAGTGGAGAACTTCATTTTAATATTGCAGATGCTGTTAAAGGTATACAAGAATTTAACCAAGAAATAGGAGGTGCTGTAAAATTAACTCAAGATGAATTAAAAACATTTTCATTATTATCTAATGAATTTGGGTTAACTAACGAACAAGCAGCTCAATTTGTAAAATCAGCAAAATTAAGAGGTGAAAGTGCTGAAGATCTTACTGCAACCTTAAGAGGACAAGTAGCAATTTTAGCAGAACAAGAAGGAGTAGCAGTAAACCAACAACAAACATTTGCTGCCATTGGTAATATTAGTGCTGCTAATAGATTATCAATGGAGGGTCAAGGTAAATCATTAGCTAATGCAGCATTTCAAGCTGCTAAATTAGGAATGAGTCAATCCCAACTTGAAAAAACATCATCATCACTATTAGACTTTGAAAGTTCTATAGCAGCAGAGATGGAAGCTGAATTAATGACTGGTAAACAGTTAAATTTAGAAGATGCCAGAAGAGCTGCTTTAATGGGTGATCAAGAAGGATTAGCTAAAGCAATATCTAGAGAAATAGGAACAGCTAAAGATTTTAGTAAAATGAATGTTTTACAACAACAATCATTAGCTAAAGCCTTTGGAATGTCAAGGGAAGAATTAGCAGAAACTTTAGAAACCCAAGAGCTTTTAACAGGTGAAGCTAAATCTATGACAGCTGCTTCTGATGCTTATAATAAAGCAATGGAGGATGGAGTTATAACAGCTGATGAACAAAGACAAATTGGATCTGATCAATTAACAGATCAACTACATGCTGAGGCTGCTAGTAAAAGATTTGCAGATGCTATGATAAAATTAAAAGATCAATTAACTCC